GGGCACGGAGAACAAAGATTATGTTGTTGCAATCGATACTGACTCAGTGTATCTTCGGGTTGGGGACCTTGTGTCTCGTTTCTGCTCACATAAGACGGAACAAGAAATTGTTGATTTCCTCGATCGAACGGCAGAAGAGGCTATCCTCCCCTTCATCGATCGTAAGTACGAAGAGATGGCGGAGAAGGTCAACGCGTACCAGCAGAAGATGAAGATGGGCAGAGAGGCGATCGCGAACAAGGGCATCTGGACTGCCAAGAAGCGATACATCCTCAACGTGCTCGATAACGAAGGTGTCCGATACGAGACTCCCAAGATCAAGGTGACGGGAATTGAGACGACAAGAGCATCGACGCCAGAGGCAGTGCGGAAATTCTTGACCGAAACGATCCGTCTGATTCTCGACACAGATGAAGACACGGTGATCAATCACATCGAAGAGGTGAGAGAGCACTTCAACGGTCTGACCCCAGAAGAGATCGCGTTTCCGAGAGGCATCAAAGGCATGGTCAAGTATGGCGATCCTTCCAAAGTGTATGCAGCACACACACCGATCGCGACCAAAGGCGCTTTGTTGTACAATCACCATTTGAAGAAGAACGGATTGACCAATAAATATCAGGTCATCAGAGACAACGACAAAGCGAAGTTCCTGTATCTCAAGATGCCGAACACGATCAGAGAAAGAGTGATCACTTTCCCAGACGGTTTGCCCAAAGAGCTTGACCTTCACGACTACGTTGATTATGACACACAGTTCGAGAAATCGTTTCTCGATCCATTGAAGTCTATTCTGGAAGCCATCGGTTGGAATTCAGAAAGAGAAAGCACACTTGAAGGACTTTTTGTATGACTGACTTTTTGCAAACGATCATCAAGGACTCTGGTAACAAGTACGCGAGCATCGTTGAAGATGGAGTTGAAGGTAGCGACATCAGTGGATTCATCAACACTGGCAGTCTGATCTTCAATGCCCTTCTTTCTGGCGACATCTATGGTGGAATTCCTGACAACAAGATTATCGCACTCGCTGGTGAGAGTGCTACAGGTAAGACTTACTTCGCACTCGACATGTGCAAGAAGTTTTTGACTGACAATCCAGAAGCAGCAGTCCTCTACTTCGACACCGAACAAGCGATCACCTCTGGTATGATCAAAGATCGCGGAATCGATCCCAAGCGAGTGGCGATCTTTCCAGTTGCTACTGTTGAAGATTTCCGACATCAGTGCATCAAGATCGTTGACAAGGTGCTGGAGATGGACAAGAGTGAACGAAAGCCCATGATGATCGTGCTTGACTCGCTGGGCATGCTTTCCACTAACAAGGAAATTAACGACACCGCAGAAGGCAAGGACACGAGAGACATGACTCGTGCACAGTTGATCAAGGCGACCTTCCGCGTGCTCACTCTTAAGCTCGGTCAAGCACACATCCCCATGCTACTCACCAACCACACCTATGATGTCGTCGGTGCGTACGTCCCCACCAAGGAGATGGGTGGTGGTTCTGGTCTCAAGTACGCAGCATCTACCATTGTCTATCTCTCCAAGAAGAAGGACAAGGATGGCACCGATATCATTGGCAACATCATCAGATGCAAGCTGTTCAAGAGCAGGTTGACCAAGGAAAACAAGCAAGTCGAAGTCCAACTCAATTACGATACTGGACTCAATCCATACTACGGCCTAGTGGATATCGCTGTGAAGTACAACATCTTCAATAAGCTGGGCACTCGCATTGAACTCCCTGATGGAAGGAAGGTTTATGAAAAGCAAATCAACACGAACCCAGAAGCATACTACACAGGCGAAATTCTCGACCAAATCAACCGAGCTGTTGGCATTGAATTCAAGTACGGATCCAGCGGGGCAGAGGAAGATGTTGAGGGAGAGAGCACCGAAGTTTGAATTCCTTGAGGCCGAAAGTGAAGGAGAGCTTCAGACGATCCGCATTGACAGCGGACCAGCCTCTGGTGTAAAATACCGATATGGTGTGATCTCCTTCAGTGGGATCGACGAAAATGGAGACTTGATCGATGGTGGAGAGCCGTCGATAAACTTCACTTATGAACTCGCAGAAGATTGCGATGTCGAAGTCGATCAGGTGATCATTGATGAAATGGGCAAGATTTTGTCGGTCTTGCTAGATGCAAAATATGGCGGTGAAGACAATGAAGAATCCATCGACGGAGAAAACGATCCTGAGCAGTCTGGTTCAGGATGAAGAATACCTACGGAAGGCGATGCCCTTCATCAAAGAAGAGTACTTCGCCGATAGAGTGGAGAGGAAGGTCTTCTGCCAGATTCAGGACTTCGTGTCCAAGTACAACAATCTGCCTACGCAAGAAGCACTCGGTATCTGCATCTCAGAGATCAACGACTTCACGGAGTCCGATTTCCGTGAAGCGAAAGAATTGGTGTCTGAGATCTTCGAAAAGAAGGAGACCAGACCAGACCAGAAGTGGCTCGTGGACACGACTGAGAAATTTTGCAAGGATAAAGCGATTTACCTTGCTATTCTAGAATCCATCCAGATCATAGATGGTAAATCGAAGCATGACAAAGGTCATCTACCGAAGTTGCTGCAAGATGCCCTGTCTGTTTCCTTCGATACGCATGTTGGTCACGACTACATCGAGGATGCGGAGGAGCGGTATGAGTTTTACCACCGCAAGGAGAAGAGAATCGCATTCGATCTTGATTACATGAACAAGATCACCAATGGTGGAACCCCCACCAAGACTCTGAACATCGTGCTTGCTGGTACTGGTGTTGGCAAGTCTCTCTTCATGTGCCACCATGCAGCGAATTGTCTATCGCAAGGCAAAAACGTACTGTACATCACCTGCGAAATGGCAGAAGAAAGAATCGCAGAGAGAATCGATGCGAACCTGATGGATATCACGATGGACGAGTTGCATGAGCTTCCTAAAGATGCCTATGAGAAGAAGATGGCGAAGGTCGCTGGTAGAGTATCTGGAGCATTGATCGTCAAAGAGTACCCAACTGCGACTGCGAACGTGAATCACTTCCGATCTCTGCTCGAAGAACTGAAGATGAAAAAGAATTTCGTCCCCGACATCATCTTCGTAGACTACCTCAACATCTGTGCAGCAGCGAGATTCAAGAATGCGGCAAACGTCAACTCGTACATGTATGTGAAAGCGATCGCAGAAGAATTGCGTGGATTGGCGATGGAGACCGAGATTCCAGTCTTCTCTGCCACACAGACCAACCGCACAGGATTCACCAGCTCAGACGTCGGGTTGGAAGACACCTCGGAATCTTTCGGTCTGCCACAGACAGCCGACTTCATGTTTGCTCTGATCGCCAATGAAGAACTGGACCAGTTGAATCAGATATTGGTCAAGCAGTTGAAGAACAGATATGCCGATCCCGCCACGAACCGCAGATTCATCGTCGGGATAAATAGAGCGAAGATGAAGTTATATGACGTCTCTTCTGCTGACCAAGATGATCTTGTTGACTCTGGTCAAAGTGGATACATAAGAGATGACCTGAGTGATAAATTCAAGACAGGAGAGAAGTTCTCCGATTGGACCATTTGAGGATACCATTATGACTGACAGAGACTACGATAACTATGATCGCAATGCCCTCGAAGAAGCCGAAATGGAAGAATGGCGACAGTGGGCAGAATCTTGGATCAACGATATCGATGAAGAACATGGTGCTGGTGAAGAAGGTACCAATGAATTGATCAACCGATATAAGAGAGATACTCCTGGACAATGAGCATCATCCTTGATCGTCAATTCATCGACATCGCTGGTAGAAATCTGAGAAATTTCAAATGGAAGAAGGAAGGACTTGCTAACTGCTCTTGTCCCATCTGTGGTGACAGCAAGCGGGACAAGAAGAAAGCAAGAGGCTATTTCTATAGCAAGCATGGCAAGTTCTTTTACAAGTGTCACAACTGTGACTATTGGGCAAACTTGTTCACTTTTTTGAACGACACAGACCCCAATCTTCACAAGGAGTACTGCATCCAACAGTGGATGCAAAATCCTGTTGCCCGTGCTGAAAAGAAGAAGGGGGAGAAAGAAGTGTTTGGACTCAACAGTAGCAAACCAAAGTTCAAAGATAAGAAGCTCAAAGGTTGCAAGAGACTGAAAGATCTCCCCAAGGACCATCCAGCAGTGAAGTTTGCCGATCTGAGAATGATCCCCAAGCAACACTGGGACAAGTTGTTCTTCACAGAAAATTTCGGTGATCTTGCTGCGAATCTTGATCCCGAACAGAAATTGTTCAAGTACGATCCCAGAATCGTCATTCCTTTCTATAACAGGGAAGGTGGAGTTGTGGCGGTCCAGGGTCGTGCTCTCAGCATGAAGGCAGAAAATGAGGCAAGAAGCACTGTCAAGTACATAACAGTGAAAGCAGACAAAAGCATTGAACGTCTGTGGTATGGAATGTGGCGAGCGAATCCCAAGAGGAGGGTGTATGTCGTTGAAGGACCAATTGACAGTCTGTTTTTGACGAACGCGGTCGCTATGGTTGGTGCTGGTTCCGCAAGCAACATTCCCTCCAGATTTGCGGAATCCGACATGGTTTTCGTCCTCGATAACGAACCCCGCAACAAACAGATCGTAAAGTACAACCAAAATCTGATCGACTCAGGACACAAGGTTTGCATCTGGCCTAAGACGATCACGAAGAAAGACATCAACGATATGGCGTATGACATGAGTGTGCGTGACATTCAAAAAGTCATCGACAAGAACACGTTCAGCGGACTTGAGGCATCGCTGAGACTTAAGGAATGGAGTGTTTGATATGAACAGTTTTAATTGCAAGTTTGAGTATCTTTGGTTGGATGGGTATGACACCCCGAACATTCGTAGTAAGACCAGATATGCCACCGTTCAGACTGAAAACGATAGTCTGAGGATGGAAGATATTCCAGAGTGGTCTTTCGACGGATCAAGCACGGAACAGGCAGAGGGTGGAAACAGTGACTGTGTGCTCGTCCCAGTGAAGGTTTACAAGAACGCAATCGAGCAGACATACGGTGTCAACTCATTCATTGTTCTTTGTGAGGTGATGGATCGAAATTATGGAATTCATCCATCCAACACTCGTGCTAATCTGAGAGATGCTCTTGCTGAACATGGGGGAGAGGACATGTGGTTCGGTATCGAGCAAGAGTATCTTCTGGTCGATCCCAAGATCAGGCGTCCTTATGGTTGGCCTCCTAGCGGGTTCCCTAACCCTCAGGGTCGATATTATTGCGGAGTTGGTGGTGATGTGGTCATTGGGAGAGATCTAGTTGAGGCCCACGCAATTTCGTGTCTTGAAGCAGGAATCCCTCTTTGTGGAACCAACGCTGAGGTGATGCTTGGGCAGTGGGAATATCAAGTCGGCACTGCTAATGCTCTGGATGTTTGCGACGATTTGTGGGTTGCACGTTATTTGCTTGAAGTGCTTGCTGAAAGAGAGGGGCTCGCTGTGTCTCTCACCCCCAAGCCTATTCAAGGGGATTGGAATGGTTCTGGTGCACACATCAACTTCTCTACCAAATTCCTTCGAGAGGAAGGTGGCGAAGAGTATATCAACGACGTCATCAAGGCTCTTGAGGAGAATCATGACCAGCACATCAACAACTACGGAATCGACAATGATCTTCGGTTGACTGGCAACCATGAGACTGCATCTATCGACACTTTCTCCAGTGGAGATTCTGATCGCGGTGCCTCCATCCGAATCCCACCTTCGACTGCCAAGACCAAGAGGGGGTATCTGGAAGACCGACGTCCAGCATCGAACATCGACCCATACCGAGCGGTCCGATGTCTTGTTGAAACCGTCAGCAAGGTCCCCACTCGACAGGCGGTGTCTTCATGAGTTCATGGCTTGAAGTGCCTGTAAAAGGTGTTCAAGGAGGATTCGTACAACTCATCGACTTCATGGGCAGTGATCTGACAGTCTGTAACGCGGCGAGAGTTTCATTCGCCAAGGAGACAGACTGGGAAGTCGATAAGGAGGCAGCACAAAGACTCGCTGCTAGCGGGTCCTCTGTCCCCCTCTCAGAGTTGGTGAAACTAAGCGAAAAAGATCAAAAGCTCCTGAAATATCTCGCTGAACACGGGCATTGGACTCCTTTTGCTCATCCACAACTGACTTTCAGGATCAAGGCACCTATTTCTGTTCGAACGCAATTCTTCAAGCATAAGCAAGGATTCGTTGAAAATGAGATCAGCAGGAGATACGTCTCTTTCGAGCCTGAATTCTACTACCCGAAGTGGAGAGGTAAGCCGACCAATGGTGCCAAGCAGGGAAGTGAGGACTTCCTGGAGGTTGCACCAAACACACAGAATCTCTACGATCAAGCGGTCCGAGCAGCGATGTATGCATACAATAATCTTTTGGAAAGCGGTGTTGCACCAGAACAGGCAAGATTTGTCTTGCCACAAGGCATGTTCACCGAATGGTTCTGGACTGGGAGTCTCGCTGCTTTCATGAGATTCTACAATCAGAGATCAGAAGAACACGCACAATGGGAGATCAGGCAGTACGCAGATGCCATCATGGGTGTGGTCAAAGATCATTTCCCTTGGTCAGTCAAATATCTTGTGGGTGAATCGAACTGAATATAGATACATCTGCGTCTATTAACTAAAAGGAGCAAAAATGAGCAAAGAACTTCCCACTTCATACCAGTCTTTTATTCACCTTTCACGATACTCCAGATGGCTGGAAGACGAGGGAAGAAGAGAAACTTGGGACGAGACTGTCACCAGATACATGGATTTTTTCAAGGATCACCTCCAGATGACTCTGGGGTACAAGATGGGTCCACAGATTTACAACGAGGTCAAGGACTCAATTCTGAACCTTGAAGTCATGCCCAGCATGAGATGTCTCATGACTGCTGGTGAGGCTCTTAAGAAGGATATGGTGGCAGGATATAACTGCTCATATCTCGCCATCAACAGAGTACGTGCTTTCGACGAGATTCTATATATTCTCATGTGCGGCACTGGTGTCGGCTTCAGTGTTGAGAGAGAGTATGTTGCCAAACTCCCAACCATCGCCGAAGAATTCACCGAGTCTGATACCACGATCGTCGTTCAGGACAGCAGAATCGGTTGGTGCAAGGCACTGCGAGAGTTGATCTCGCTTCTGATCACTGGACAGGTTCCTAAGTGGGATCTCTCCAAGGTCAGACCAGCAGGATCGCGACTCAAGACCTTCGGTGGTCGATCATCTGGTCCCGAATCTCTGGACGAACTGTTCAGATTCACAGTTGACAACTTCAAGAAGGCTGCTGGTCGAAAGATGACCAGTCTCGAATGCCATGATCAGGTGTGCAAGATCGCCGAGATCGTGGTGGTTGGTGGAGTTCGTCGTGCTGCTCTCATCTCGCTTTCTTCGCTCACCGATGAAAGAATGCGTGGTGCTAAGCACGGACAGTGGTGGGTCATTGATCCCCATCGTGCTCTCAGCAACAACTCTGTCTGCTACAAGGAGAAGCCAGAGATGGGCACCTTCATGCAGGAATGGTTGTCTCTCTACGAGTCGAAGAGTGGTGAGAGAGGGATTTTCAACCGAGATTCTGCTAAGAGGACCGTCGCATCCAACGGACGACGCGATCCAGATCATGATTTTGGTACCAACCCATGCTCTGAGATCATTCTTCGTGATCGTGAATTCTGCAACTTGTCTGAAGTCGTCGCTAGAGACGGTGACAGTGCAGAAGACATGGAGAGAAAGGTTCGAGGTTCGCATCGCCACCATCATTGGTACCTGGCAATCCACTCTTACAGACTTCAGATACCTATCTGCAGAATGGAAGAAAAACTGCGAAGAGGAGAGACTCCTCGGTGTTTCAATCACTGGCATCATGGACAATAATGTTCTGAATGGCAAGGCCGCTCAGGGTGTTCTTCCTCAACTTCTGACCAAGTTGAGGGAGGTAGCAGTCTCCACTAACAAGGAATGGAGCAATAGACTGGGGATCAGTCAGTCGACCGCAATCACTTGCGTCAAGCCTTCTGGCACCGTTTCCCAGTTGGTGGATTCTGCTTCTGGAATCCATGCACGACACAATCCATACTACATTCGCACAGTTCGTGCTTCGATCAAGGATCCTCTGTGCGACTTCATGATCTCCAAGGGATTCCCACACGAGTCTTGTGTCATGAAACCAGACACTACCATGGTCTTCTCTTTCCCAGTGAAGTCCCCAGAAAATGCGGTCTTCCGTAAGGACATGAGTGCGATCGAACAGCTCGAGCTATGGTTGACATATCAGAATTACTGGTGTGAACACAAGCCGTCAGTCACCATCTCGGTGAAGGAGCATGAGTGGTTGGGGGTCGGTTCTTGGGTGTATGATCACTTCGACGAGGTGTGTGGTGTTTCGTTCCTTCCCTTCAGTGATCACTCTTACAAGCAGGCACCTTATCAGGATTGTTCGAAGGAAGAGTATGAAGATCTCCTCTCCAAGATGCCGACCGATGTTGATTGGGCGGATCTTGCATCCTTCGAAAGAGGAGATACAACCGCTGGTTCACAGACTATGGCCTGTTCTGCTGGATCATGCGAGGTGGTTGATTTGACCAACTGAGCTTCTGAAAACTCCGTTCAAAATACATAGATGAAAGGAGGATTACCCCTATGAGAAACAATCCGCAAAGCATCTATGAGGCCTATCTACACATGAGAGAGGCCGCTCGTGGTGGGGGTCAACTTCCTCCACCAGAACCACAGCCAGCAACGCCACCATCGCATTACCCTGGGTCGCCCGTGAGACATGTATGGAACAACCCATGGGATCCAGCAACTGGTGGCGGTATGGGATGGTGGGTCCCAATCCCAGACGGCAACGGAGGCTGGACTTGGCATTGGGACCCATGGGCTGGTGGATACTACGGTCCTTGGAATTACCAATGACCATCTTGGGACCCTAACGGGACCCTAACTCCGTGTTAAGATTTTGTTAGACCTTTCGGACCCCCCTTCCTGATATCAGGAGGGGGGTTTCCATATGGATCGAGGGATTGACACGAACCAGCCGTTGTGGTATAATGGGTGTATGAGCAAGAATGTCAACATCGAGTCCAAGACCCTCCTCGCGAAGCTTCTGGCGACCGAGGACATCCGAGTCGAACACCAGCCCGTCCACACGGCGATGTTCAATACCGAGTCGCGTGTTCTGACTCTCCCCATGTGGAAGGACATGGACAACCACCTCTACGACATGTTGGTCGGTCACGAGGTTGGTCATGCACTGTTCACCGAGACTGACGTCCTTGGTGCAATCAAGACCATCGATCCCGACAACGAATTCGGACAGGAAGTCGTCATGGACTACCTGAACGTGGTCGAAGACGCCCGTATCGAGCGACTGATGCAGACCAAGTTTCCAGGGCTGCGTCGCGATTTCCGCAAGGCATACTCCGATCTGGTCGAGCGAGACTTCTTCGGTGTCGCTGACCGAGACATCTCCGAGATGCGGTTCATCGACCGAATCAATCTGCACTTCAAGGTCGGCACCATGATGGATGTGCCGTTCGACACTGATGAGCAGGCCTTTGTCGATCAGATCGCCGAATGCGAGACGTTCGAGGATGTCATGAATTCCGTGTGGGATTTGCTCGACTACGCATCCCAGAAGCAGAAGCAGCAGCAGGAAGAGCAGCAGGAAGTGCAGACTTCCGAGCCTGGTGATGGTCCTGAGCAGGTTGGCGAGCAGCAAGGTCAGACCAACGGTGACGGTGCTGAATCTGGCGAAGGCGAAAGCGACACCAACATGGCAGATGATGGTGATGGCGATGCCAACGATCAGGATGGTGTCTCTGGTGCATGTGATGGTGCGTCGGTCAACTCGACTGGTGGTTGCCGATCTCTCGAACGATCCGAGACGCAGCAGGCATTCGACAAGAGCATGCAGGAGATGACGAACTCGGTCCGCGAGGATCAACCCGTTCAGTACGTCACCATTCCCGAAGTCAAGTTGGAAGAGGTGGTGGTCACTACCGACGAGTTGCTCAAGGTGTTCCGTGCTGCCGATCATTTCAACGCGGGCAAGCAAGCCCTCTATGCGGATTTCTCCGCCTTCCAGAAGGAAGCATCCAAGGTCGTCGGCAACATGGTCAAGCGGTTTGAGATGAAGAAGGCTGCCGATGAGCACAAGCGAGCGATGACTTCCGATTCTGGTATCCTCGACACGGTGAAGATGATCAACTACAAGTGGTCTGACGACATCTTCCTGAAGACCACCGAGATCGCCGAGGGCAAGAGCCACGGTCTGGTGATGATCGTCGACTGGTCTGGATCGATGGGTCCCATGATCCACGACACGGTGAAGCAGCTCATGATCCTCGTCATGTTCTGCAAGCAGGTTGGCATCCCATACGACGTCTACGCATTCACCAGCCATTGGGGTGGGCAACGTGCCGTCGGTTTCAGGGAAAAGATGGCAGATGTGGTAGTCAAGAACCCCAAGGTCGGCGACGTCCAGGCTGGAACGGATGCTACCATGGTGAACATCATGTCGTCAGAGATCAAGAAGTCCGAGTGGGTCGAGCTCATGACCTACATGTTCAGTCACTCTCGCGGTCTGGATTACGATCAGGCGAAGTCGTACGACGTCACTGCGTCTGGTTTCTTCCTCGGTGGTACTCCTCTCGAAGATGCCGTCATCATCACTCGCCAGATCTTGAAGGAATTCAAGAAGCGACACGGTGTGCAAATCGTCAATTCTGTCCTCTTGACCGACGGTGCTGGTTGCGGTGGTCCCCTCCGCAGCAACATGATCTACAACGGCGAAGAGTTTAAGTACTCTGATTCGCCGAGCAACTGCAACGTGATCCGCACCACCAAGGGCACTCTGATCGGTCCGACCGATGGTACCCATACCGCATGGTCCCACAATTGGACCAAGTATATGCTCGAATGGCTCAAGGAGGAGACTGGCATCGAAGCAGTTGGTATCTTCCTCACCAGCAAGCGAGGCGCGGATCTCGAGATCCGACACAAGATCGAAGGAAAGTCCAAGCAGGACGAGATGCTTGAGACTCTCAAGTCTGATTCTGCAGTCGCTTTCGGTCGCCATGGTGGCTACTCGCAATTCATCATGATGGTCCAAGACAACAAGAAGGTCAAGGGTCTGGACGAGGTGAATGCTGGTGCCAAGCCAGCGGTGGTGGCAAACGCGATGATCCGAGATGCCAAGAAGAGGAAAGCAGTCACTCGGATCATGGACACTTTCGTGGATGCAATCGCTATGGAGGGATGACATGGGAAACACGGGGGGAGATTGGAAAGGGTGGAAGGCTCGACCCAACAACAGAGCGAACACTTGGTCTGGGAAGGTGAATCCAAAGAAGGATCGCCAAGAATGGAAAAGGAACAGGAATGATCGAATCGATCGTGAGAGACGCGGTTCAAGAGATGGTGGTGAATGAAATCACCCATGATCTCGGACCCATTATCGTCGTCGGTTTCCTTGCCCTCGTGATGTTCGTCGGGTACCAAATCTGCAACAAGGTCGAAGAGTCTGCTTCCAAGATCCGCAACAAGCGAAAGGTCGCCAAGAATGTCTGACCAAACCGTCTTCTACGCTGTCTGCACCATCGTCTGTGTTTCTGGTTGGTTCTTTTATTTCCTAGCTTTCAAGGGAAGTGACGAACGATGATTGTTTCCATCGCAATTCTCACCGTCTGCGTGTGCAATCTGATCATGGTCTTCTACGGCAACGAGGATTCTTGACATGCGATCCATGATTCTCGCTTTGGGTGTTTTCTCTTCCGCCTGCTTCGGTGCCGATCATCGTAACCTCTTGGATGCATTGTGTAAGGTGGAATCAAACTGCCAGGAGGACGCAATCGGCGACAATGGAAACGCGATCGGCCCATACCAGATCTGGAAGGTCTACTGGAGGGATGCTATCGACTTCGACCCATCTATTGGTGGTTGTTATGAGGACTGCATAGATAAGGAGTATTCTGAGAAGGTGGTCCTTGCATACTGGAAGCGATACGCAACCGAACGCCGCATTGGAAGGCCAGTGACCGACCAAGATCGTGCAAGGATTCACAACGGAGGGCCTCTCGGATATAATAAGAAGTCTACCAAGAAGTACTGGGAGAAAGTGAAAGATGTCCTCACACCGAGTGCACCCAGCGGGAAAAGGTGATTCACCGCGCAAGGTGGATATGGACAAGTATCGCAAGAATTACGAAAAGATCTTCGGTAAGAAGAAGAGCCCAAACACCCCCAAAGGAAAGAAATCGTCATGAATGATATTATGATTCTGAAGTTGACCACCCAAGAAGACATCGTTTGTAGGCACGAATACCATGAGGAGACTGGTACTCATGTGATGAAGTCGCCTTGCGTGATCGTCGTCACTCCGAACGGATTCGGTGCCATGCCATACACCCCGTATGCAGAAGATTGGGAGTCTGGGATCTCGATCAGCGAGGAATTTGTGATGTCGGTCCTCGTGCCGAATGAAGAGATGAAGAACCAGTACAACACTGCATTCGGGAATGGTTTGGTCACACCTCCCAAGCAGAAACCAGTGGGTGTCGCTGGTGTGATTGGTCCCGACGTCTGATATTATTAAGGGGGGCGTAGCTCAGCGGATAGTAGCAACGGTCTTCTAAACCGTAGGTCGCAGGTTCGATTCCTGCCGCCCCTGTTGAAGTTGTCTCTAATATAGATAGAAGTGAAGACTCTATCCAAGGAGGCAGCATGAAAGAGTGCACCAAATGCAAGCAATCTAAAGACGATTCGGAATTCTACCGCAAGGGAGAACGTCTTCAAAGTTTTTGCAAGGAATGTTTCAACAACTATTGTGCGGAAAGATGGATCAGCAGGAAAAAAGAAGCTATTCAGAGCAAAGGTGGAAAGTGTGAGATGTGTGGATATGATAAGTATTATGGTGCTTTGGAATTTCACCACAAGAATCCCACCGAGAAAGATGTAGATTGGAGTAAGCTAAGACTTAGGTCTAAACAGAAGATAAATGAAGAGTTGAATAAATGCATGTTGGTTTGTGCCAACTGCCATCGAGAGATACACGGAGCATAGCTCCTATCGGGCATGCTTTTGGAGATTTTTTGAACATGAACATTGAAGACTTCATCTACGCACTTCCCAAGGCAGAATTGCACGTTCACATCGAGGGTACTCTAGAGCCCGAGATGATGATGGACATGGCAGAACGCAACAGCGTCCCCATCTCGTACAAGTCAGTATCAGAGATCGAAGAGGCGAAGAAATTCACGGATCTTCAGTCGTTCCTTGATTTGTACTATGATGGTGCCAGTGTTCTGGTGCATGAGCAAGACTTTTACGATCTGACTTGGGCATACCTCAAGAAGTGTTATGCTCAGAACATCATCCACACGGAAATCTTCTTCGACCCGCAGACGCATCTCGCTCGTGGTGTTCCTTTCTGCTCTGTCATCGACGGCATCAATCGTGCTTGTTTAGACGCGAAGGATCTTCTGGGCATTGATACCAAACTCATCATGTGCTTCTTGCGTCACATGAGTGAGGACAGTGCGTTTGAGACTCTGATCGAAGCCCTTCCTTACAAGGACCTGATTTATGGTGTTGGTCTGGATTCATCCGAAGTGGGTAATCCTCCTGAGAAGTTTAAGAGGGTGTTCGCCAAGGCTGATCAAGAGGGATTTGCTCTGGTCGCCCATGCAGGCGAGGAAGGTGGACCTGATTACATCTGGGGTGCCCTTGAGCACCTGAAAGCGGAACGTATTGATCATGGTGTCAGATGTGATGAAGACGATGAATTGGTCAGATCTCTCGTCGAGAGTAGAGTCCCTCTTACTGTGTGTCCTTTGTCCAATGTCAGACTCAGAGTATTCGACAAGTTGGAAGATCACAATCTGAAGACTCTCCTCAGGAAGGGTGTGAACGTTTCAGTCCATTCCGATGATCCTGCTTACTTCGGTGGATATCTGTGTGAAAACCTGATCGCTTGCCACAAGGCTCTGGACCTCGACAAGCAGGATATCATTCATCTGGTGGAGAATTCATTCAAATCTGCCTTCATTGAGAATGATGTTTGCGAATTGTACATTGAATGGATGGATACTGTCATCGATGCGTATCGAGAAGTTCATTGACACCGCTCTCCAGACAGCACTAGAAATCGAACGTCGCAAGAAGCATGTGTCTCTAGTGGTCAGAAATGGGGTGGTCGAATCGGTGGGGGTCAACCAATTCAAGACCCATCCGCTTGCCAAGAAGTATGGATATCGATACGATGAGGTACATTCCGAGCTTGACGCGCTCATACGTTATCGCGGACCGAAGGATGGGCTTACCCTTCTCAACTTTCGGTTCAATCGTTTCGGCGAGATGAGAATGAGCAAGCCTTGCAAATTGTGCATGCCTTGGTGTGATGTTGTCTTTGATCAGATTTTCTATACGACGGTAGACGGCATTCGTCGTCTGAAGTGATAAATAACGGCACCGTAGCTCAGTTGGTAGAGCAGAGGTTTTGTAAACCTCAGGTCGCAGGTTCGAGTCCTGTTGGTGCCTATCGGAGGGCAGCGTTTCTGATCCCGTGTAACTCAGTTGGTAGAGTGGGTGGCTGTTAACCACCTTGTCGCTGGTTCGAGTCCAGCCGCGGGAGTTTGGATATCGGGGTGTAGCGCAGTTTGGTAGCGCGGCTGGTTTGGGACCAGCAGGTCGCAGGTTCAAATCCTGTCACCCCGACTGAAATAAATAGAGTATGACTACTCTAGTTGAAAATCTTCCCACCATACAATGTCTTGTACGCAGGGAATTCCTGCATGACCTCCAATCTGGTCATGGCGAGTATGATGATTGCTTTTGGGTGAGTGCCAAGAGTATACCATCTCGTGCATTGTACATTGAGTCGTACATCAGTGAGTACGGTGCTCTGTACGATAAACTCCCAATTTCCGCGTACTGTTGGAAGGAATTGAAAGACCCTCTCCCACTGTCTGAGCTGCAGATGTGGGATTGTCTCTCATACAATATAGTCTGTATCCAAAAGACTTTCATGAGAGACAGAGAATGCAGGGTGATGCTCCCCATCTCCAAGAAATTCATAGATGGACAGTACCTTTTCACTCTGGACACTTATGGAGAAGGTACTCTGGCAGAGACACCAAACGAGCACAAGTCGTTCAACTTCATCAAGCTGAGAAACGGTCAGTTTGGTGCGTATCCGAACAACAGGATCTTGTGGAAAGACGCATCTTTCACGCCCGAAGACCAGAAGATCCCAACTTTCAAGACATCCACCAAAATATTTCACGCCGAAGGGAATTTTTCAATGGCAGAAGATGATAAATACTTCTACGGAATGGAGGATTCAAATGAACACACCAAATGAACCAAAACCAGGTGTTAAATCGACTGAGTTTTGGGCTACGATCGGTATCTCTGGACTACCGATCGCCGATCAACTAGGATGGTTCCAGAAAATGCCTATTACCGAAGGTGGAGAGACTGCTCTGTGGTTTTCAGCAGGATTGATCGCCTCTGTTTATGTTTTCTCACGTGCTTGGGTCAAAGTCGCAACCGCTAAATATGGAGCAAAAAATGAAAGCAACACTGCTGACAGCACTTCTTCTAACGTCTAATGTTTTCGCACAGGACGCACCGTGTCCGCCACCAATGGTCCCAATGAACTCAACCGTTCGTCTTCCAGATTCAGGTGTTATTATCGCCGTTTCTGAATTCGACGGAGACACTCGTACAGTCGTTTCATCTTACGAGTACCCTGAGTGGATTGAAGGACAGATCGGCACCTTCAGTGGTGCTGGTGATGTTACCTTCACCAACAAGACAGATCAGAATCGTCGAATGAAGTATCGTATCTCGGTTCTCATGCCAGAAGGATCAGAACCACAGATTCCTGATACACTCACTGATGTTCTCTGCTGGGAACCAGAGACAAGTCGTATCATCGGTGTCTTCGAAGCAGTCGTCAACGCAAACCAAGAAGTCGTCGTTCCAATTCAGTGGGATCTTGTCGTTCGCAACGCAGGTATGCTTGCTGACCTCAACAACGACGGAAGAGTCGATGGAACCGATCAAGGCATTCTCTTTGGCGCATTCGGTACTGACGATGCGATAGCTGACCTCAACGGCGACGGAATCGTCGATTCTGCCGACCTAGGTATTCTTCTCTCCAACTGGTCAGATTACTCTGAGGATACCATCGAGACTTCAGACGCAAGTGATGGCACTGATTACAACATACTTTGGAACGGTGCTGATCACATCTTTCGTCTGACACTCAATGAACTTCCAAACCAAGATCGAAGAGAAGGTCACTACGTCATCCCAAAAGCGGAATGGCGGTTGACCTGATTCGAGGCGACTTCGGAGTCGAGGACGACTTTGGGTCGGGAGGTTTAGCCGCCGTAGGAGTCAACACATATGGGTATCAGTCAGTTCATTTAGATCATGATACAGTTGAAGTGATGGACTGGGTGGCACAACACCCGAACGCAAGTTGGGTAATAGAGATGTATAGAGATGGGGAAAAGGTGGGGCTAGTCTCCACCGACTCCCCAAACGTAGATGGATACAATCAAGTTCAGCCACCAGACGGGTCCAAGCAGTATGGTAACGCCATTTGGTGGAGACGATTGATTCCGACAGAAGACTTCCAGATCGGAGATGAGTGGTTCGTCTACGGTTGGGATGAAATGCCAGATGGTGGACCATATCCTACTGGATATCCACCTCTAAGAGAATATAATGGGGACACTTAAAGCAATTTTCATATCGGATCTTCATCTCGCCTCAAAGAAGTCGCAGGCGAATGAAATCCATCGGTTTCTCAAAAATCTGGAAACAGACAATCTATACATGGTCGGCGACATCATCGACATCTGGCGTTTCCGTCAAGCATTCTCGATGGGCGCAACTAAGCAGAAGGAGACGGTCAAGTGCATTGACCGTCTTCTTCGTTTATCTAAAGATACAAAAGTGCATTACATATGGGGCAACCACGATGAATTCATGGAACGATTCAAGGGATCTTCAGGGTTTGGCGACATATCTCTCTCGGAACGTGAGGAATATGTGGGAATGGACGGGCGTCGTTATCTTGTTCTTCATGGTCATCAGTTTGATTTGCTTGCCAAATATTCGTGGAGTCCGTGGGTTGGAAAACTAGGC